ATGGTCTGAACTTCGGTCGGGACGTAGCCCTTGAACGTTCTCCGCACCATGCCGTCTTGCTCCTGCTCTCTCGGTCTGTCGAGTCGGTCAGTTCTCGTCTAGGCAGATCAGACCCTATCACGCGACGAAGCTCCCCGAGAGGCAGGTGAGCCAGCGGGGAGCTTTCGCCGCGTCGTGAGCACGGAGACTAACCGATCATCCCTCTTCCCCTTCGTCGAGTTCGTAGCTGTTCAACAAGTCTTTCAGAGCCGCTATCCAAATCGAAGTTCCGCCCTCTTTCTCCGCCTCATTTATCATCGCCCGCAATTCATCCACGAATCGCTCTAACTGCATCAATCTGATTCCGCCCCTGCCGCCCCTCATTCGGTATCCACTTCGTAGTCTTTGAGGACGAACCGATTCTCGGTTCCTCTCAACATTGGTTGCCACCAGTATGTCCCGGTGCGTTTTCCAAACAGAGGACGCTCTTCGGTGTAGGTCTTGAAATGACCACGAACGATGTGGACCGCCACCCCGCCTTCGCCATGTTCCCCACTGGCAACGTGAGATTTGTGTGGCTTGATGTGGAGCCGCTTGAACGTGACCAGTGGCTTGTCTTTTCGTTCTAGCCGACGGCGGGCCGGTCGCGGGTAGCTAGGGACTTCGTCGTCCATCCCGACATTGGAGCAGTTAATCATCGACACCACCATCATCCCCGCCTCCATCAAGGCTTCGACGGTTATCCACTCGGGGTCGCCAGGACCGACAACATCGCCAACCCCATCTACGTGAACGCTGCGGCCTTCGACGTGTATCTCCCTTCCCGCATCAACTTCCGGTGAAGACACCGACCGTTCAGAAATGAACGACCAGGCCGTGCCAACCGGCTCCATTGCCCCGTCAGCACCAATCACCAGCGCCGTCCAATAGATCGGGAGCACTCCACCGGGAAGATCAGCGAATATCTCCAAGCCGAGAACCCATCCCCCCGATTCATCAACCGCTCGCATCAACCTCATGCCTTCCTCTTCCAGCACTGCGGCTGAAAGAGGCATTGTCTTGTAGCGGTTGGTCATGTTGGTGAACGAGAGCAGAACGCCAGTTGCAAATTCGGTGCGAAGCGAACTGGTATCCGGTCCATTAGAAATAGAGATAGGCCACGGTGAAGGTTGCATCTCAATGACAAAGTCGTCCCACGGCGGAGCGCAGACGGGGAACTCTGGTTTCATCCCGTCAAGAATCATCTGAGCAACTTCGTCACCCAATACGACTACGGGTTCCCTAGCCCATTCCGTAGGTCGTCCGAGCTTGCTCCACTCGCCCAATCTGATTCTGTCCCAAGTTCTTATCGTGTCCATGTCTGCGATGAATTATAGCAGACAGTAATTGCTCGTCAAATTACGCTGAAGAGCAACCCAACTGCGAACACCACTGAGACGGAGACAAAGACACACCAGGCCAACGCCACCGTGACCACTACGAATTGGGCCGTGGTCAGATCGTCAATCCATCTCACGGCACCCTCCGCCACGACCCGAGTGAAACCGATTCCCGACTCGACCGGAATGAAGGCAGGGCGATAGCCGCCTCCCGATACCGCTCCATCGAAGAGCGCATCGACCCGAACCCGAGCATGTCGCTGTCGTCAATCAGCAAGGCTCGGAGTCCGTGAACCATCGCATCCATTCGGTTAGGCGACCATCGCCCACCTTCCTCCCAGGAAGTCATTTCGTCTTGGAGCAGCGGGAAATCATTGGTGTGCCAGACCCGCTCCATCCGGTAGGCCATGACAACTGGCTCGGCCCGAGCCGCTTTCGACTTGGAAGCATGGACCGTGACCACCGGCACTGACGGGTCGATCTGGTGAAGGATGGTCCGCACCAAATCGCCACCCTGGTTTCCTTCCACCACAACCAGCGCCCCGGTGTGAATTCGGTGAGCTTCGACGATCACGTTGGCCCATTCCTCCGGCTCCAATCCCGGCTCGGTCAGATCATCGACCACATACGCTTTGCGATTTGGAAGAGAGCGTTCCGGCGTTGCGTAGCAAACCACGATGCCGGTGGCATCGCCGCCGGAGGTCACGCCGGGGTCCACCGCGATCACTTTCAAAAACTTGCGGAAGTCCTTGGGCAACTTCGTGACTCTGATGTCCTTGTCTCGCCACATCGCCCCTTCGACGTAGTCGAGCAGGATTCCCAAAAGCTCCTGCTTTTCCAAAGCGGTCCCGCCGTACTGATGAATCAGATGTTCGATGTATTCCGGTGGAAGGTTGGTCGCATTGTCCATTGTCGCCCCGGTGAAAATCTGCACGTTGTAGGAACGGTCCTTGGACTGGTTGACCAGGGTACGAATCAGTGGCACCCGTTTCGGGGTTGTCGCAACCATTACTTGTGGGTCTTCACCGAGACGGGTGCCGATCAGAAGATTATCCCAAGCCGAAGCACCCGAATCATCGGGAACCAGTTTCCACGCCGCCAATTCGTCAGCCGCCGCGAAGTGGTGCGACGGCCCGCGTAATTGGGACGGCGACTCCGCCGAGAAGGTGGAAGCCAGCGACCCATTGGGCCAGACCAGCTTGCGGACCGACGGCATGTATTCGGGCCGTGTCTCCGGTGGATGGACCGCCAGAATTCCCGACTCGCCAGTGACCATCGTGTCCCGCACGTCAGCCACCGTGCGACCGACCAGGGCGATCCGACAACCGGGGTTGCCTTCCGCTTTGTCCCGCACCCACTCCGAGAGGGTCCGTGTTTTGCCGTAGCCACGACCAGAGAGGATCAGCGTGATCCATGCGTCGGAGTGCAATGCCTCTAATTGCCGTGGCCTCAGCCAGAACTCGGGCGACCACAGCAAGTCGTTCGGGTCGATCCCTTCGGTGAGCTTGTCCTTCTGCTTCTCGGTGAGAGTCGCGAAGCGTTCAGCTACCGACTGAGAGGGCTTTTTGATCGGACGACTCATGGGTTTCGATTATCTCAATCTTGGTCGCCATTGATTCCAACCGCTCTCGCAAGATGGAGCCTGCGTCTATCTCTGCCGAGATTCTCACATTGATGGTGGTGTCGGCGGTGAGGCCAGCACGGTCCAGAAGTTCTTTAGCAGCCTGGACCCGCGCCATTTCCGACCGACCATTTTCAACCACGTCCAGAAGCGCATCGACCGCCTTCTGAGAACCTTCGACAATGGTTGCGTAGGCACTGAGCAAGATGTTACGCCGAACCTCTGGATCAACCAGCGCCCCGCCGTGCTTGACGCACCGATCCACTCCCGGCACCACTTCCCGCCCGCACATCTCCCCGGTACGGTCCCGGTAGAGACAATTGAAAACCGTTCGGGCTAGGTGCTGCTCCGGTGTAACCGTCTCTAGCCCGAGCGATTTCCGAGTAGCGGAATGTGCCGCCATTTCGGTCTTCCATGCTGCCTCCGCTCGGAGGAAGAGGTCGAGTTTCTTGTCGGGGATCAGCTTGACGTATTCCTTGAACGCGTAGTCGCTCGGAGCGGGAGCGAGCAACCCGATCAACTCGTAGAACTCATGGACCGCGTCGTCGCCGGTATCGAACGCAGCGAGCCACTCTTTGAAAGTGGGCGGAGCTTCCGTGACCGTGTCGGCAATGCTCACGGTTCAAAAATGGCGATCTGCTTGGCGGGGTCCGCGAACTCGACTCGGAGTCGATCTTTCAGAGCGTTGATCTGCGGGTCGTCAGTCGGGAGCCGTGGCGAGTATTGCGCCCCACCAAGCTCGGCGGCGACTTCGATCAGCGCCAGATTCAGCGTGTCCCAATCCAGGCCGTACCAAAGGTTCTCGTCGTCAGCGACCATGTCGTAGTCGCCTTCCGCCGCCGCCGCCAACCCCGCTGGCGCTGCCGGTACTTCCCCTCCCGGCACCACGATTGGGGGAACTGTCGTGAGCGGTGGCGGCGTGAAGGCGAATCCAGAATCCCCGGTGAGGGCGGCGATGCTCTGATAGCTGTGTCGCTTGGTCCGGCTCTTGTTCAGGAATTCCAAAAGCAGAGCTTCATCGTGAATCTCGGAGACACCGTCTACTTGACTGAAAATCAGTCTCGGGATTCCTACCTTGCGATCTTCGTCCCAAAGCTCGGTGTTCCACAGATACAACTCGTCGAGCGATCTGGCCTTGGCAAGATCGAAAAAGGTGTCGGTGACATCGGCGTGTGCTCGCCTGATGTAGTCCTCCGGCACGTATCTCCCGGTTTGTTCTCCCCGAGCCGCGGAAAGTCGGACTGCCATTTCGGTCGGCAACGTGGCGTAGTTAGCGATGGTGCGCTGGTTTCGACTCTTGGCGGTTCTCAATCGGTTCTCCACCGAAGCCGCACCCTTGTCACCAACTCCGTCCAGCACCACATGCTTGTCCTGCGGCGACTCCTGAATCATCCGAGTTGAAATCTGAGACGACTCTTCGTGGACAAAGGAAGCGGCTCGCCGTTGATCGGCCTCCATCAAACCGACGTACTCGGGAAGGAAGGTCTTGATGTCGTCAGCATTGATCTGAATGCCTTCATCGCCAATCGGCACATCGACGGCATCTGCCATGAGCATCGTGCTCTTCCCCGACGACGGCCCGCCACCCATCATGTAGAAGTTCGCCGGTCCTTGCGCCGGTCGAGCTTCAGCAAAGCCTTCAGCGATGATCCGGTCGTGGAGCACCTTGCGTTCTGGAACCCAATCGTCCCGCCCTTCCCCGGTGCTGAATGCCTCATAGGTGGAACCGAACCAGTACGGATTTGCAAACCCGTAGCGGGCCGCCTCCATCCTCATGTTGACCTCTTCGACCAACTGAGGATTGGTGGCTTCGTAAAGAACACCATCGTCGAGACGGACGAACTGGCGAGCCGCCGGAGATTGCAATTGGAAAATCCGCTCTTCGTCTTCACCGGCAACTTGGAACCGTGGCTCCGGTGGATAGCTCAGTAGCGCCGAACGTCCTAGCTCGTCGATTTCGTCTACAACCATGTGGCGGAAGCGGCCTGGATTGGACTTGGATTCCAAAACCACCACTTGCCCTGGCTCTAGCTCAGTCGGCTCAAAAATGGGAGCGCCCGCTTCGTTCTCCGTTAAGCCGATGATTTCGGGTCGGACTTGCCGGAACACAGGCCGATTCCGAATCTCGGGAGTGAGCGGACCAAACTCGGGAGGAAGTCGCTCGCTTCTCCGCCCCCGCTCGGCTCTCGGATTTGGAATCGGCTGAAGATGTGGCAAGTTCGCCTTGCTGAAATCCGGCGCAGTGTCCCGAGAGTCCACGTCCCATGTTCGACCGGGGAAGCGAATGCTTTCCAATTTCACTCGGTTGCGTCCGACGATTTCCACCACCCGTCCACGTTCCTTGCCCTTCCCCGATGAAGAGGGAGCGTGCATGACATCGCCCACTTCGACCCACCGACCGATGCTGTCTCGGGGTTGCCACGTCCAGGGCGCAAGGTGCATCAGCCGCTTCAGCATGTTCCCGGCAGTGACGGCATGGAGGGCGGCACTGGCGGCGAAAGCGGTGGTCAGATCAGCCGGTTCAAAAGCGTTGGCAGTCTCTACGTCTTTGTCCGACGGCACGGCGAAGAGGAAGCACCGGCAGTTGATCCTCTCGTCGAGCGGGGCAGTTGGATCGCCGGGGTAGTTCAGCCCCTTTTTGAAAGGCTCACCGACGCTGGCAGTGCGACCATGAAGCTCCCGGTGCGACAAGCGGACCTTGTCGTCGGCTCGGGTCAGCCACAGCTTTTTGTAAGCGGCTCCACTCGGGTCGAGTTGGTTGAGCACTTCCAGGGTGAGTCGGTTGGCCGCGCCGGTGGAAAGGGTGTTGGCTACCGACTCGGCAAATTTGGAATCCTGTTCTGGATCACGGTCGTCGCGAGCCTGGTACTCAGCGACCGCATCTTTCACCGCGGCGGTGAACGGCTCGGCAGTCTCGGTGAAGTCGATATCGGCTGCGGCTCCCTGGTCCCGATCACGGAACACGAACGCGCCAATGGCAGCGGCAGCGAGAGCCTTGCGGAAGAGGTACGCACGGCGGTTGGTCTGCTCTGAGTCCTCACCCCCGGTGGCGAGATAGGCGAGTACCAAGGCTTGTAGGTAGGGCGACACATCGCGGGGAAGCTCCTGAACTTGCTCCTGAGTGACCGGCTCCGCTGGCGCTTCCCGAGTCGTCATGGTGTCCTATCTGCGGGCTTCGTAAACGATGATCGCCCCGAGTGCAGCGACGACGACCAATCCTGCTATTGCAAAGATAGTCCCGAATGTAACCGCTGTCTCAGAAGCGTTGGTGGTGAAGAGCACAGTCGAGAGCAAAAGCAGCGCCCCGCCAAGGGCGGCGAGAGCAGTTTGGGCGGGCCTCACTTGTGGTGCTCTACAAAGTCGGGGTGCATTCGATCCATATGCCGACGCACTTGGGCGAAGCTCCGGTGGCACATCGGGCAGACCCCGGCTGCTTCCCGCTGGCGGGCGCGAGTGAGATGCCCCTTGGTGGCGGAATGAGAAGCTCGTTCCGAGCGCAAGTCCTCTTCCCGGTTAGCTAGAGCGCGCTCCGCTTTCTCGGCTCGGGCCTTGGCGATCTGCTCGGCGGTCGCTCCCTTGGGGAAATACTGGCTGTGTCCGAACGGGCAGTAGAAGGTTTCCTCATTGACGTGGAGCACCGCTTCCAGACCGGGAGGAATGGCGAACTCCACAGCGCAATGAGCACAGACAACCGTGACTGTGGCGTGTCCGAGAACCGATGCGTTCTGTCGGGCAGTACGTGTCATTCGGGATCGAACTTCATGGACTCGTCAGCCTTCTCTTCAGCGTCTAGCTCTTCGACCATGTTGAGAATCTCGGCACCGATTCGGCGGGCTTCATCCGGCCCACCCTTGAACCCATTCTCCATGAAGATTTCGTGGATGCGGTCGAGCTTCATCTCGGTCAGTTCTGTGTCTACCGGCATGGCGGGATCGTAGCCCGAATTGATTTGCGTTGGATTTCAAATGGGTTATAATTCAGAAGGACAGAGACAGATTGGAGACAGACATGAGCTACACCTTCACGATGCCCAAGACCTTCGACGGAACCGACGAAGAGCGACGGGCCAACTATCAAACTCACGACTTCACCGGAGCCGACGACCGCTGCTTC